TAACTCTTGGCCCAGTGGAAATTTCGCTCTATGGATGTTTGTTTAAGAGCGCCACAAACGACTCCAGGTGTGAGTTCAACAAAGTTTCGAGATGAGAAATCAAGTCCCGAAATGGGTTGTGTGTCTGGAGCAGCTGCTCCGTCTTTGGAAGTCACGTCGTACATGACTCCAAACTCGGCATAGGCGGCTTTCCTGGTATTGAAATTGAACCAGGAGGAAATCGAAGGATGGATTGCAACGATGATGTCGTCACCATTGACAAAGAAACGGCAAAGGCCGTCGACTTTGTGCAGGGTGCTGTCGTCATCTCTGCCAAGGGGTTTCCCGGCAGTCTCGTGGCAAGCGAGAATGGTGTAAAAGAACATGACAATGTTGAACATGCCATCGTCCAGATTTGTTGTAAAACCTCCACTGTAGAAAGATCCACAGGTGAGATAACAACTGCCGTTGCAAACGTGAAGGCCATCAGTGCCAGCGCGGGCGAGACTTCGGAAGATGTTCTTTATTCCGACTTTGTCTCTAACCAAGCGGCTAGCAGCGGCCCAACGTCCTTTGATGTTACCGACTGTTGAATGAACGAAGCGGTGAATGCGTTTGTCGTAACGACTGAAATCTCCTGCTTCTCCAGATTCAGAAACAGCCAGAAGTTCTTCGTAAAGAGTTCCAGTGTCTATGTATGGATTCATTCCAATGGTGAAGTCATTGTTTCGTGCGAAGCGATGTTCTTGAAGTGCTGCCATGAAAGCGGCATTGTATTTCTTCGAAAGAAGAAAGTCAGCAAATCCGACGTTTTCAAAGAGTCGGACTTTACCAATGTCGCATTTCTCGTTAGGCAATAGTTCCATTTTCCCTCTTGACTCGATGGTATCGAGGAGAGTGACGTCATCACGGGCGAGTTGTTCCATCATCTCAGCACGGCGGCGGAGTTGGATGGAGTGATGGGTATTCGCCCATTTGTAAACGTATCCGTTCTGAGTTGGAACTTTCTCGAAGAATTCGCTCTTGCGGGTTTTGCCCATAGAGCCTCCGAAGAAACCTGCACTTTTGGTTCCGTCGATGCTGTTGATGTATTGGGCCCAGGGATGTTCGGGCTCCATAATTCCATTCTTGACTTCGTGGTCATTGAGTGGGCGGTACTCAGAAAAGAGAGGAAGATATCTGTTGTAAACGAAATCTTCGACGATTTTGAGTTTGGCCTCATCCATGTTGACTGGCTCAAAAGCAAGATGTTGAA